TGCTGCATTAATCTCATATGTTCCTGGGCCTAGATCTAAGAATACTTCCTGTGTTCCGGTCAGCAAGTTATATATCGTTTCTCCTGCCATCTTATTCCTCCAGTCTAGCTTCTACCATCATCACACTGGCGTCTGTGCTTAGTGTATATGTCAATCCTGTGCCACTATCGGCATCTGCACCATTCAAATACCAGTGGACGATTCCGATCTTTGCTATATCTTCTTCAGATAGTTCTGCTCCATTACGATATACATGCGCCGTAAGTTCTGTAGATATGGAAGCATTGCTAAACAAGAATCCATTGGACGACGAAACAGAAATATAAAGTGCGTCTTCCCCATGTTCTCCCTTATCGCCCTGGAGTCCCTGAAGCCCTCTGGCTCCTGTGTCGCCCTTCTCTCCTTTTTGACCCTGTGGACCCTGAGGTCCTGTTTCGCCAGTAGCTCCCTTAGGACCCTGGATGCCTTGCTCACCTTTAATACGTGTCCATTTGTAGTCCGTGTATGTTTCAGATGCCGTTTCCTTATCATCGGTGTATACCCCAAAGTACATAGCTCCATCGAACCATGTTGTACTGAAGTCTTTTGAGCCTTCCGCCGAATTTGCGTATGCAATATGGATGTGGCTTGAGTTTCCATCAGTCACATTGGCACATGTTACTTCGGTGGCTCCCCTTACTACACCATTGGCATCGATAGCTTCTACACGGTACGCAACTGTATTGGTGATATCTTTCGCAAATACTGATAATGTCTTACCGGTCGAAAATGCCGTTCCATTTCTGTACCACTGATAGGTCATCTCTCCGGATGCATCCTGGTTGTTGGCCAGTACCTTGGCTGTCAATGTCGTTGATCCAGTACTGTTTTTGAATACTGTCCCATTGGACGATATGATATTGACCTCAAATGTGCGTTTTGCATCGATCATGCTTTGCATGGCATTGATCAGTGACTGGTCAATCTGTGATGTGATCTCTTCGAAGTTGTCAAAGGTCGTCTTGGATGCTGATGGGTCCGTGAAGCAGATTTCCTGTTCCGTGACTCTAGCCGTCAGATACAGTGTTGGTTTGTAGTCCGTATCTTCGATCGTGAATGTATCACCGATATTGGCATCAACATAGCTATCGACCTCATAGGATACTTTCGGAACCATGATCTTCGCGAGCTCTGCCTTGGCCTGTCCGTACAAGACATTTACATCCGATGTATCATAGCTCCATATCTTGACGATATAGCGGTCATTTTTTGACGATTTCAGCAACGATGGGAATCTGTCCCTCGCTTGAGGCGCTAAAAGGTTATTACCGGATACTTGGAACTCGACATTGCCGTCACTGTCGTATTCTTTCTTTCCGCTCAGCTTGTTGAGCTGAAGCCCATCCTTACCAGTCGGACGTATGGCCGTACACAGTTCGGTTATGTCTGATTTCTTCGTAATTCCAGTGACTTCTTTCCCGAAGCGAAGCACTTCACCGGTGCGATCCTGCCCCATGCCCTGATGATCATCATCATGTTCACGATAGACGTTCAAGACGATGCGATTCAAGGAATAATCGTCATTAAGCTCCGTCACAAATTCCAGTTCCGCGCTGAATACCGTGGCCAGTGAATACAGCCTTTTCAGTACCGTATCCGTTCCTTCCCACTTGTTTGATATCCGCTTATCAGAAACCTCATTGATGCCGATGTCGAAGCTTTTCTCATAGTTGAAGGCTTTAACATATGCTTCGAAGCTCATGGATTTTCCTTCATACGTATCTACTTCTTCATTAAGAAGCTCAAACACAAGGCCATAAGAAGTGATTTTGATTTCCAATTCGTCCTTTTCCACTTCGACGATATTAAGGTAGTAGCCCTTGTCCTTATATCTGAAAGACAAGTGATTTCCCTCAACAAGATATGTAGCATCCTCCATCCATGACTCTGTTGTGAACTCGAATGTATACGCTGATCCTTGCAGATATGTATGCAGATTATCATCCCAGTAATGCAAAGTCCCGTCCAGTGAATTATCTAAAAAAGCGCATACCTCATCGTATGCGCTCAATATCGCAATCCTTGGCATATCCATCATAACCATGCCTCCCGAATGTATACCTTGATCGTAGGGTCTGTCTTTGTCCACTCCGATACTTTGAATTTGATTTCCGATGTACCTGGATCAACCTTGAAGTACTGTGTACCAAGTATCTCATCCTGCTGACGGTTCATGCCGTTGACATAGAACTTGCCTTTGTCTCCATCAATCGTGATCACATCGCCGCTGTTGAAGCGGTTCGGGATATCCTTCCACTTATCGACATGCATCTTTTGATATGTGAACCGGTTCAATCCCAAATAATACAAGAACTTGTTACCTGTCCGGTTCTTCCAGGCTTTTATGCTCACCTGTACTTTTGCACACTTCATTTTCTCGATTTCCGGGATATGGTACTTGTAGTATTTGCCCCAGTAGAAGAAGGTCACATCGGCACCTTCCTTGCGGATATCACAGTGCCCCCATTCCCAGTACCATGGATTCTGTGAATGCAAGTGATTGGTCTGAAATGACCATGTACGAAGCACTTTGCCGCCAAGCTTAGGATTGGATGATGTGCCGTTTACGATCAGCTCATAATATCCTTTGTTACCTGATGTATCTGTCTTGAACCAGTTGACACCGCATATAAGTTTGTTATCGGCCGTCAAAAAGCCAAGATCCATCTCTCCTGTCTGTCCCATCCTGGACGCCCACATCAATATGTGGAAGTAGGAGTAGAAATTGACAGCGCCATCCAAATCGCCGTTGGAATCGGCCGGAAACGTGAAAGTCCTTAATCCTCCGTTGGCATCTCCAACGATGGCTCCTTCTGACCCGAATCCAAGGAAGGTGTTGTTGAACCACGTCTTTTTGGCCAATGTACCTTTGGCACCATACTTCGGATGGATAGCGATAGTTCCCGTGGTATCATCTGCACAATTCAGTAGATCATTGATCGTTCCTAATGTCTCATTCTGCTGTACTGTCTCCCCGTCGACCTCATCGATCTTTCCAAACTGCATGGCCCCGTTATTCGACACGATACCGATATATCCGGTATCTGAATTGGTCTTGATCTCATAATCAACTGTGGCCGGCATGCTTCCGTTGTTCTCGATGGTCGCTACAAGTTCGCCATTACTGTTCTTGCTTGCCGTCACTTCCTTGAGCGTCGTGGAATACTTGATCGGGTCTGTGCAGTATATCTCAATTTCACCTACCACAAAATTGGTGCCTTTCTCATTTTGCGTGATCCCTTTTTTAGTCCCGATGAAATACTTGTCAGGTTCATCATTGAATATGACCTTGACCTGTTCGCCATTTAGCAACCTGTTCATCTTATTGTAGGCATCCCGAAAAGCACTATCACTGGATGCCAGTAATTGATAGGCGACCGTGATGGTACGTGGTGGATATCTTCTCGCAATGTAATTGGATCCATCTATCGTATCGGTGGATTGTTCCTTGATTTCAGCGCCATATAGCTCCCTTCCGGTAACATACAGTGTCCTGTACCCTTCAATCTCATTTTCGAGATATACACCGTCATAAGACATAGCCTCGGACGGCAAAGCATTACCGTCCGGGATACGTACAGAAGTGTCGTGATAAGAGTATAAGCTCATTATCTATCACCTCCTAATTTATTTTTGAATTTTTTAGCTCGATTAAGCTCCGCCTCATTATATTTGGCAGTCGCACGCGCAAATCTCTTTCCATCCACATCGAATGGAATATTGATCGTGTACTCCGAGCTGTTGCGATAATCGTAACTGTCATTCAATTCCGCGTTAAAATCACCAAAATTGGTATCTGCCTGTGCGAAGGCAAGGCCAGGAAGATAGACAAGGTCTTCCGATGCATGCCGTACATCACTGATCATGCGATTGATACCATTGATGAACCCTTGGCCATACCAGATACCATATTGCCGTGTGATACGAGAAGGCGAACCCATCTTAGCTTTCGCCTCGATTGCCGCATTGGCAGCGCTCGCCAGTCTGGCAGCAGCCGCTTCTACGGCTCCGGCCGAAGCATTCAAACCGTTGGCCAACCCTTGACCAATCATCAATCCGGCACTGTATGCACGACCGGCTCCGGACGACATGGCACTGTATATGCTCGACATCATGCTCGTTACGATGGATACTGCTCTGCTTCCGCCACTGGATAAGGCCGATGCAAAGCGACTCATCGCATTGGAAGCAATACTTGGAAGCCTTGATAGGCCACTGCTTGCTGCACTGACGATTGAACTGCATGCAGACTGCATAGCCGACACACCAGCGCTTGCACCTGCGGCGATGGCCGACGCAAATCCTGCCATAGCACTCATGGCGATTGCTGAAAGCATCATCATGGATGCAATTGCAGCGGTTGCACCTGTGCTTATCATCATGAGCGAAGCGGATGCGCTCATAGCCGATACAGCTATAGCTGCCATGCTTGCGGATGCCGCCATGGCAGATGTTCCAAGCATGGTCATGTAATTGGATGCGATCATAAGGTCCGTGCCGAATATCGACATAGTAGCGCTTGTCATCATGATCATACCGTTGAGCATGGTCATGGATGCCGATGCCATAGCACTCATCGTGCCAAGCATGAGCATGGTCGTCGATGCCATCATGGCAGACGCCGTTAATGCCGTCATTCCGGTCGCAATCATGATAGATGTTGTTCCAACCATCATTGCCGATGCCGTGAATTGCACCAATGCCGCATTGAGCATCTGGAACTGTCCTGGAATCGTTGATATAGATGCGCCCATCGTACTGATAGACGTCGCAATCGTGGACATGGATGCGGCCGCTGTGCTTCCATTGGTAGAAAGCGTCTGTACGGCACTGCCTAGATTCCGCATGGAATCGCCTACTGTGTCGATTTCTGCGGATTTCTTCGTGATCTTGCCGATTCCAAGTGCAACGGCAGCTAATGATGCCGTCATATCTCCAAGGTTAAGGTTTGTGATGTTCTTCAACCCATTGGCTAAATGCTCCGCCCCTTTTCCGGCATTCAAAGCACTCTTACCAAACGATTCGACAACTCCAGCCACACCGTCAAGGATACTCTTTACACCTTCGCCAAATCCTTTGAATACGTCCGATACACCATCCAATACAGATTTGACGTTATCTCCAAAGGCCGTGATGATATCGGCAACTCCGTCCAAAGCGGATTTAATTGCATCTCCAACGGATGAAATTACGTCTGCGATGCCTTGGAACGCGTCCTTAATGACCGTTCCAATGGATTCAACGACAGTTGCAATGCCTTGCAATGTTGACTGGATCGCATCGCCAATGGCCTGGATAATAGCCGGCAATGTCTGTGCTACGGCCACGATACCGGCAACTACCGTACTAACGATAGGTGCCAATGCCTGTAATATCTGTGACAAACCGTCTGCCTGTGTACCGACCAGTGCAAATGCCGCACCGACCATCAATGCAGCTGCGCCAATTGCCAACCATGTAGTAGGCGGAACAGTTGCTAAAGCATCACCTAGACCGCGGAATGCGGTTGCCAGTCCGGTACCGATTCCCTTCGCTGCCGTACTGATTGCAGTACCTAATGATTTGACGATATCAGAGACGGCCGTACCAATCGATTTAACAATATCGGATATTGCCGTACCTATAGATTTGATCACATCTCCAATGCCTTGGAATACGGCTTTGATGCGTTGCCCTGCCTGTTGGCATTGAGAACTTGCCGTATTGGCATTATCGCCAATCTTTTTGACATCTTCGGCAGTATCGGATGCACCTTTGCCTTTTGTAAAGATGCTCTTTATCTTTCCAGCCAGTGATTTGATCGGGCCAACAGCATTTTGAGCAGTATCCCCAATCTTCTTAATCTTTGTAGCAATGGAACTAACACCCTTGATCGTAAGGAAAGCCACTCCAAGACCGGTAATCACATCGGCAAATGCCTGTACCTGTCCAGGCGACATGTTAGCCACAAACTGGGCAATCTTATCAGCCAGTTCGGCCACCTTGTCAACTACCGTTCCGATAACAGATCCAAGTGTCGAGAAGATACCGCTAGCTCCGCCAAGTGAGCTTACCACATTGGAAATAGCTGGCCCAAGATCATCGAACAGGTTTCTCAATGAATCGACGGCGCCTGAATTGATGAATGAGCTCCAAAAGTCATCAAAGCTCTTTTTTGCGCCGGCAATGAATCCGTCAATCTTTGCCGTTAGTGCTCCAACATCGATACGATCCATTGCGGATATGATGCCCTGTACGGCATTGATTCCTATATCCTGTAATTTATCCCATACTGGCATAAATTTGGCCGTTACATCTTCATACAATCCATCCATGGCTTGACCGACAGATTTGAAGTTCTGCGCCATATTATTGAACGCATCAGAGTTTCCGACCTGTTCAACGGCATTGAAGAAATCTTCCGTCTTGATCTTGCCATCCTGGACTGCCTGTACCATATCCTGTGTAGACATGCCCATCTGTTTTGCGACTGCGGCAATACCTGATGGGGTCTGCTCAAGCATGAGCTTGAAATCCTGCCATGCGACAGTTGGACGCCCGGCCATCTGTGTGGCCTGTTGGCTCAGTGTCTTCATCGCCTGGCTTGGATTTTCTGCGGCAGCTGCTAGACCGCCAAAGCCTTTGACCAGTTGCGCCGTATTTTTCGTACCAACGGCGGCCAACTGTGCATAGGTGGATGCCATATCACTGGCATTGTATACAGTGGCCTGTGCATAGTTTTCCAGGTCTTTCTGTACGGATTTTATCTGGTCACCGGATGCACCGAGTATCTGCATGTTTCCGTTAAAGGATTTCCATGCAAGACTTGATGTATTGAATGACTCGCCAAGTCCCTGTACACCATTGGATAAGGCATTGACCGCACGATTACCGATGGCCATCAGTGCGCCAAAACCGATACCGCTCTTGATTTTGGACGACAGTGTATCCATCTTGGTGATAGCTTCGTCTGCCGTTTTTCCAAGCGATTCATCACGACCTTTTAACACCATTTCCGGTATAGACTTGATGAACCCTTTTAATTTGGAGATAACGCTCTCTGTTTTGGTTGCCTTTGGCGAAATATTGTCTACTGCTTCAAATTGAGCTTTCAGTTCCGAACCGACTGCATCTTGTACCTTCAGTACTGCGGATACTGCATCCTCGGCCGGTCCGCTCATGTTGTCGGTTGCTTCCAGTTCTGCTTCGACGCCTTCCGATGCCTCGGACTTGGCTTTTTCGAGCGTACCGACGGCACCTTCGACCGTTGGTGTCATGTTATCGTTGGCATCAAGCTTTGCCTCTGCAATGTCGGATGCCGCTTGGTCTGCCTGTTGACAAGCCTTGATGGCATCATCCACGACCGGGGTCATATTGTCCTGTGCTTTTAATACCACGGTTGCAATCTGATGGACTGCCCTGTCTAACGATTTCAATACGTCAAGAGCCTGTTCGAAGGTATTTGTGAAATTAGAGTCTCTAGCAGAAAGGGAGGCGGTTACTGAATATTGTTCAGGCATATCAATTGCCCTCCTTTTTCTTTGCTTGCTGTGAAACGAAACGTCTGAGGTCTGCGAACTTATCGTTTTCTTCTGCTTTGTTTCCGTTCATTACACGATCCACTTCTCTTCTATAGTTGTAGAACTTGTCAAAGTTTCGATATACCGGTCTTCCGCTCTTTTTTCGAGCTCTGACCTGGAAATTTTTGAATGCCGACAAATGGATCTCATACATGCGGTCCACTGTCTTGAGATTGACTGCCTTCATGAGTATCCGATACTCTCTGAGGTTCAGTCTGTCTACATCATCGAATGACTTGTAATCAAGATATCGGAAGCAGTTGAGCGCGATAGTTTCATACATCTCATCAAAATCTATGCTTTCACTTGACTCGTCTGTTTCATGGCTTTCTGAATCTGCTCGTACTTCTTTTTTGAGACATTCGCTTTCGATAAAAAATCGGACACCTGCTTGAATAAACCGTCAATATCGTCGCAATCTTCGATATAGGCTTCCAATTCTTCTTTCTTGATTCGTGGTGAGAATCCGATATTCATTGCATAGAGCACATCGATAAGGTCTTCGATCTCTCCGCCGATGATTCCGCCAAGGGCATACGTCATGCCTAGCTCTACTTCACGGTCACCTGATTTGGTCTTTACTTTCTCATTCAGAGCACGCATAAATTTGATGCTTGCTTTAAATTCGTATTCTTTGCCGTTGATTTCAAGTTGCATAGTATTCATATGTATCTACCTCTTCTTTCGTTTTACGTCAAAAAAAGGACGTGATCTTCACGTCCCTATTGCTATTAGTTAGGCCGTTTCTTTTGTCGTGTCTTTATAGACGTAGGAAGCAGCTTCTTTCTGTGCATCGGATACGGTTGCATATCCGTCTGCACCGTTGCCTTGGACACCGAAAGTGATTTCTACTTCACATGCATCTTCGGCATTGGATGTTTCTGTCAATTCAGTCACGTTGGCCTGGTAGTATGTAGCCTCATACTTGCCTGCATTCGTGTCTGTACCTTCTTCGGCCAAGTTGACACGCCATACTTCCACGATCTCTCCGGAAAGCAAGGCATTTTTCAACTTCTTGATCATGGTATCGCCTTTGGCAAGGATAGATTTTGCCGTGATTTCCAATTCCGGCGTACCTGGTGTACGGATAGGACCGTCTTTTGTCTGTGTCGTATCCGCATCACGCTTCATGGATAATTCGTTCTCTTCAGAAAAAGCGATATGTGTTGCTGCTTCCGATGATTTTTCGCTCAATAAACGGTACAAATAGATGATTTCTGTACCTTTTACCTTTTCTACATCGGTTGCAAATAGTTGTAGATTCATCATCATTGTTTTCCTCCTGTAATTTCAAATTCCAAATCAAGCACTCCATGCAGAAGCGGTTGACTGGTCGTCGTGTCCGGTATCACCTGCTGATTGATGTTCCGGATGCTCCAGTGATATGACTTGGTGTCTCGGATACTTCGTGCAATGTCCTTGATCTCTGCCATGATTCTGGACTGTGTGCCTCTCTTTTTCGGGTCGTCATGCCATACATGCACTGTCTGATATACATGACCGCCAATAAATGACTTGTTTCCATAGTCATCTACGGTCTGACTGTCGCCAAGATACACAAAAGGATACGGCGTCCCATCCGGCGGCAGGAAGGTATCATACACGCCGATTCCCGTATCCTTGTATTTAGTTTTAAGTGCTATCAGTAAAGCACTATATAGTTCCTGTTGCGCATCCATATCAGTCACCTACCAGTTTTTTCATATCGGATATGAACTTCTCTTTCTGCTCGTTGAAGGCCGGCTTTACGAATGGCTCGGCTTCCATGAATCGAGTGCCGTACTCCAGATATGGTGAGTAATGGGTAGTCGGCTGCGCTTCATAGCCAAGGCCACCATCGATAGAGTGGCCTGTGATTGATCTTGCGGTCGTTCCTGTGGCATATCCTTTGGTAAAAGCAGATTCTGCATGCCTTGTCATGCTGTTCTGCATCTCTACGCCGTTCTGTCTGACAACTGTTTTGACTGGTCCAAGGTCTTTGCATTTCTCAAGCTTATAGATCAGCTTGTTAAGACCGGATATCTCTACTGCTCCCATCATTGCACCTCAGAAACGATAAAACTCTGTTTCAATCTAAGCCGTCTTGTATAGTCCACACGATACTTCTTATCGCCAATAATAATTTGGTCGAATGTTTTATCCATGTGGTTTTGAATATGTATCGTTAGACTGCCCTGTTTGATACCGCCATATACAAGATTCATGGTCTGCGTATTGGTATCCATAACAGAGCCATATACCTTGGTATCAACATATGTATCATCGGCATAGTCACCTGTATCCGCATCATATGCACCAGTCACGAGCCGTCTGAATAGGATTGGTGTGTCGTATCTCATAGGAACCGTATCCTCCCGATATCCTGGTCGGACTGTGCGTCGCGCCATGTCTGGATATCGTCGGCATAGGAATCAAAGTCATTGTCCTTGAAGGTCAATGCTTCGCCTTCTACCGTGTGGCCGCTCAATCCTTCAGAACCGATGCGGTTGAACCGTGCAATCGAAACTTCGGTAACGATATATTCCAACTCGCTTGGCACTTCTGTTTTGCCAATCAGAGTTTTAAGGCGGTTCTCGGTCAAGGTGATGATTACTTTCAATTTGTTGTCTTCATCCTCGATCCCGAGCAGCGCCTTGACATCATCGATCACCGCCATACGCTACTAGGCTCCCGTTCCTGATGCAGTGGCGGCCTTGATGGTTACCTTGAACACACCATCGACATATTCTGGGAAGAACATAACACCACTCATCAATAATGATTCAACGGTAGCATTACGAGTAATAACACTGTGAGTCATACCAATCAAACCAGTAGTGTCAAATGTCAATCCGAAATTAGATGCTACATCTCCACCACTAGGGATATAAGCACCATTCAAGTTCTCTTTTGCGGTTGCATAAGCTGTACCTTTAGCCAAGTTTGGAGATACAACAACCGTACCTAATCCTAAGAAGTTTTCGATATAAGTCAAACCGAAAGCTGTTTGTGTAGTTAATTGAGCACTGCCCAAGTAATCAGCAACATCTAACGATGATACAAAATAAATTGGGCTTACCGTTTTTTTCTTGTAATAAACAGACATAGCACCCCATGCGTTAGCTAATGCAGCTTGTAATCCAACACCTGTAGCTGTTCCTGTACCAGTAGCCAAGTTTGTATAGAAATCATCTAATACTTGATATTCTAATTCAGATACCATCTTGGCATCTGTATCATTCAATGCTTTTTGAGAACCAATCTTTTGAATGGCTTCTGCAGATGTAGCTTTACGGAATTTCAATAATCCTAGTTCCTTTGTCCAAGCCAACTTACGAGTGATCTTCGTTAATCCGATATCTTCACCTTCGCCGACTTGTGCTGGTGAATTTGCTTTTGCTAATTTATAAGCTTTGATAAGCGTTCCACTAGCCATTGGTGTCAATTCATTAACACTCAAGATTTGACGTAATTCGTCAATGTTTTCTGCAATTCGAGACGTAAAATCAACTGAAATAGCTGGCTCTAAATCCGTTGTGATTGTTAAATTGTCTTCCGCTGCGAACAATTGCAAATCAATTAATTGTTTCATGTGTTCCTCCTATTTGAATAGATTCATGTTTTCCCGGATCAGACGCTGACGTTCGATTGGATCACTGATCTTCATGATGTCTTCCTTGGTCACGCCACCGTTCGCTCCTGTGCCACGCTTGAAAGAGTTTCCTTTCAAAGCGTCTTTGACTGCCTTTTCGACCTCGCCTTTGAACAGCTCGATAAAGGATTCAACGGCTTCTTTGGTGGTATCGGCATCCGATGTGATGATGCTTGCAAGAATATCATCGCTCACATTCACATTGGCTTCTGCGCACATCTTGCGTGCTTCTTTGGCCATGTCTGCGCGTGCTTTTTCATTGAGCAATTCATCAAGTTGCTTTTGCAATTTGTCGCGTTCATGCTCGGCTTTTTGTTGAGCATTCATCTTTGCAAGCTTCTTTGCTTCTTCTTCGCTTTCTTTTGCCTGTTTATCCCACTTTGCCTTTTTCTCCTGGATGATGCGGTCTAGGTCCTCGTCCGTGTACTTTGGTTGAGGTTTATCTTTTCCTTTATCACCGTCTTCTCCAGTCTTATTGTTTTGCCCTGGATCATTATTGTCAGGGTCTTGTCCATTATCTTCTTCGGCGAAAAGTTGCAAGTCAAATAGATATTTTTCCATATATATTTCCTCCATAGTTTAAAGTTACAATGCTTAACTTCCATAGCTTTTTACGTCGCTCCATGCCTGGACCCATGGCTTTTATTGTCTTCAATGCTCGGACATATAAAAAGCACAACCTAATCGCTTAGATCGTGCTTTATAAATTTTGGTAGCTTCCGCTTCGGTGGGTCTTTCATATATACTGTCTCCTTTTCCGTTTTTCCACAAAAAATGCAAGTACGTGTTCTTCTTTCCGCCTTGCATTGTAAATTATGATCGTAATAAGATTTCTCAATCGATTCTGTATAGATGTGTCTGCACATACCGTGCCTCCTAGGTCAACTCATCATCCACACTCACATAATCTGGATATGCAGTAGCTATTTCTTCGCATCCTGCGATAAATGCCATGATTGCGCCAAACCCTTCTTGTGTAACATTATCGATAAGTACATGCTCGAAGCCATCATTGCTTCGGATATGCTTCATTTCTCCATATGATCTAGTTTGGATAGTCTGCACCATTGTCTGATACAGTGTAGACACTGCCGCACATACGATATCGCTTCCCTTCGGTGCATATCCGGCATGGCCTTCGATTTGAATATCAAACCATTCATCATATTTAATCGTGATATGTATCATGTTCAATTCCTTTCTTCCATTCTTCAAAATTCAAACCATGATCCTTGTATGAATCCAACCATTCATCATATCCATTAAAGTCAATATATGGCCCTGTGGAACAATGGCAATTCGGATGCATTGGTGGCGCATTTTCTCCAACCACCATCTTGGATAACTTGAAATGCTTTCCATCCAGTGCTCTGCATACATCGCATACATCACCTAGACCGCAAGCTATATATTCGTATTCTTCAATATTTTCGTCTTTGTATGACTCTTTTTGAGCCTCTGTCTGTACTCTTGCCAGTTCTGTACGTAATAGTCTTTCTGCATCTCTAGCCGATACATCGAATCGTTTACGAAGTGTTGGTATGAACTCTCTTGGGTTTCGTCCGCCAATCAATGCCGAAGTCAATATGTTAGTCATCTCATTGCGAAGCTTGTCCTGATGCTGCCATATCCTGTCTGAAAAGGTGGCATTGTGAAAACTTGAATTGACTATGACCTTGGCTTTTCTGTCCGCATCATTCATGACGGTTGGACCAAGTATAGCGGCATTGTGTCTGAGCGTTTCGACCACATGGTCTGTTAGCTTTTCGCCCATGTATGTTTTCAATTCGTCATGGCCGGCCACTAGATCAAGACCAATACTCGATTTTAGAAGCTCCAATCGATTAACACGCATCGTCATGTTATATAGACGCATCTCTTTGTTTGCCTGGTCTGAGAAGTCTTTCTCCTTCACATATTTTACAGCCTTGCGCATATAAGCTTCGATATCGATGGTATCCGCTCTCTTTTTGGCTTCTGCCATGGATATGCCCTCTTTGGATGCGTACTTTTCAAAAAAGGAATTGATCTCTTTTTCAATTTCATCGAGCATGTAATCATAAATAGCTTGCACTTCATCGGCCTGAGTTTTTTCGCTCTTTCGATTCTGTGCAAGCCATTCTTCTTCTCGCTTTCGCCAGTAATCACTGCTCCTTGTCATCCTCGCCTACTCCTTGGTTTGGATATACTGGATTGTTTCCGAAAAATTGGTTGACGATTGCATCATTTTTTTCTTGCTGTTCTTCATCGATTCGCTCGATTTCTTTCTGCGGATCATCAACGATCGACAAGACTGACAACTGCGTTGGCTGTGATACGATGCCTGATAAGTTTTGCGCAATTTGTGTTTCTTCCAGGATGTTCTGTGGAAGGTTGCGCGTATAGTGGTAAGTCAACCCGATCCAATCGGATTCGGCCATCGAATTGACCGGATTTGAGAAGATAATTCGATATCTTCGGTTCAGTCCGGATGTGAACTTACGTTCCTTGGTCTTGGCAAGGTTGGACATGGATTGAAGCTTGTATGCCATGGCGATACCTGAACTGTTGCCGAAATTTTCGTCATTGATATTGGCAATCATGGATACCTGATAGATCAACCGTTCCATTCGATTTAGTGCGTTTTCCTGGGTGCCGTCGGCATTCGGCTTTTCCAGGAACCCGACTTCGACCGGGCTTTCCGACATATCGCCTTTGAAGGATATTACACGATGATCACGCATATCACGAAGCATTTCATTGGTTAGCTCAGGGCCAAGTATCTTGAGATAAGCATCGGCAAAAGCATCAACGTCATTGAGCTTTTCAGATAAGGCCTTGTTATAGCCCACGATCAAAGAATAGACTGACTCGAACACGGCAATTCGTGATTCATTTTCCAGGAATTCGGTTGCCGGAATGTCATCGAAGTTGTGCGGATGGAATTCATCCGTCAGATAATGTAGTCCATGGTCATCCGTAAACGGCCACGATTCGGATTCGGTAAGAACCTGTCCATACATGACCTTCTCTGAATCGTAGTAGTACGTCACAAAGTATCTTGGTTTCTGTGTGTATGTATTGTCATAGACCATGAATCCCTCTGCAGGGTCCAGATATACGATGCTCACATTGCCCATTTCATCGTTCGAATATAATTCATAGCCTTTCCCGTAAATCGAGCAGATACGCGCCAATTCGGCATTGTGGTCCTCGATATCGTTGTATCCGTCGAGCATCGTCAAGTAATCTTCTACCTGGCTGTCATCGGTCTGCACCTTGATTGGAATACCAATGAAATAGCCGTTAAACGTATCAACAAGGTACTTTGCAAAGTTGACAGTCAACCGGTTGTCCGGTTTCCATGACTCCTTGTCGCTCCAATACAGATTCGGATACTGATTCATGTACGCTTTTTTAAGCTTGTCATATCTTCCTGTAATCAATGCTTTATGTTTGTTGATAAGCTCACCTAATTTGGTGATATCCAGTTCTTCATCATCCGCGATGCATATCAGTTCATCCGGTCTGATTTCTTCTTTGACATTTTGCTGTGCCATTACAAGCCACCTCCCAGTCTGTTGTATTTGAGCGGTGGCTTTCGCATCGTCTCAATCGAGTACCGAAGTGCTGCCATCGCATCATCAAAAAAAGGAACTGGCTCATCCAGATACGTGTTTGTCTTCGCGTCTTTCTGCCACTTCCATTGTTGAATTTCTTTATAAACGTTTACACAATCCGGATGGATGTGTATCTTGTGCTGTTTCAGATAATCAATCTGAGCGTGTACACTGTTGCGCTCTTTATTGACGCCTCTTGCTTTATATCCGGCCTTCTTCCACATCTTGATGCGGTCCGGTTCTGCCGAGTCACACCACATGCGGATATCTTTGCGGAACCCTTTTGAATTGGCTTCCGATATCAATTCATCCGTATCCTTTTCAAACTCATACATCTCACGACATACATAGATTTCATCGTCCTTGAAGCCGACCTCAAGAAGACAGTCCGCATGGTTGAAACCAAAGTCCTGTGCATTGACCATGTAGTCGAATCGTTCCGGGGATATGTTGAAGTCCTCAACAACGTAATTATGAAGAATCAATCCTCCTGTTTCGCCCCATTCACCAAGCCCATAGATGAGATATCCCTCCGGATCAACTTCCTTACGTCGCTCCATGCGTCGGTAATAGCCTTCGTCAATGAATCGATTCTCTCGATACGTCGAGCTGTGTGTGAACACATCCGGATCCTTTCGATCAAAGAACTGTGCCTTGATCCAGTGCGATGCACTTACCGGGTTGAACGTCATGCGTATCTGATAGAACTGTCCAGGCGGAAGCACACCACGCAGACGGTCATCGATGATCTCAAAGTCGGATTGCATCAGCTCGGTTGCTTCTTCTATCCACACATCTGTAAGCTTGCCTCGCTTGAATGTGATTGACTTTAGACGTTCACGCTGATTATCGTCCTTCATACCACGGAATATAATCTGATTGTTATTGCTGCGACATTCCATGATCATATTGCTTTGATTGATACGCCAGTACCTTTCCCATTTATCGCCGAACATACGAAAAATAGCACCTTGCAATTCCGCAAAAGTGCTATCTCTATTTGTCACGTCAACTTTTCGCACACACAAAAGGTTTCTGCCTTTGTCTTTCATCAATCGAAGGATATAATGTTGTGCCGTGTCTACGCTCTTGCCCGATCCGGCACTACCCTTCATGACGACATACCGACATTTGGACTGATCAGGCTCTTTGAATATCTTATTCGCTTGAATCTTTATCTTCATATTCAACCTCAATATTCAAATCCATATCCACATTGGAATCAATCTTATCCGTGAACATGGCAAACGACTTGCCCATCAACTCAGATGCTCTGATCCGATCCTTCATGGATACATTGATTTCTGTTTCGACCTGATGCCCTTCATTGTCATATCGCAATACGGTATCTTTTTCTTCGCCTCGCATAACTCTTGTCCAGAACTCGCGGATCTCTTTCGCATCGGCTGTCTTCTCCTCGTCAATCTGTTTGAGTTTTTCTTCAATGGCCTGTTTGATTTCAGGTTTTTCCAGGTTTTCAGGGCCAATGGAATGCGCACTTTTTTTAGAGTATCCGGCACGAATTGCAGCCTGTGTGGCATTGAGATCAATCAGATATTCCTGGACGAATCGCTTTTGCTTTGCCGTCAGCTTCATGCCATCACTCCTTTCTTATCATCCTCAAAGGGAAGTAGTTTTGTACCTTGTTTTGTCTATTGCTTATTTTCTCTTTTTTTTGTATCCGCCAACGCGGTAACCCGTATGATCATCTTTCCATAAATCAATCCAAAAACTTGAATCATTATTATTCAGGACTTTTTTAATATATGGAGAAAGTGCTTCAAATCTTTCCCTTTGATATTTTTCTTTTGGCACATTATTTTTGATAGCGTTCGCTACCTTAATCAATTTTTTGTCCGATCTTACTTGTTTTGCTAAACTTGCGTCTTCACGCCCTGCTTTATTCAGCATTTTAACAATGTCATTCGGAAGAGATGTTTTAGAATATTCGTAATTATAAAAAGTGTATATATATTCTTTCCTGATATCTTTGGCCCATTTGACTTGCTTTTCAGAACCTTTCATATCAATTTCGTCATTGGATATGATTTTTACTCCACCACCGCCTCCGCCTGATGCTTTGGCGTATGATGCTCCTCTACCGCCCATACTTTCTCACCCTTTCTAACTGATGGTTTCCGTACCATATCACTTCTGTTGTATCTGCTTCAATTTCAATCTTCTGCCCATATGCCAGTATCTTTGATGGATGGATACGCTCGATCATTGCCTTCATGCCGTCGATCCATGTGTTCCTTGCCGAATCATCACGTATACAACCGGT